AAGGTAGACAACTCCGGTGGCACGCTCACCGACATTTCATCAGCCCTTACCGATGTGTCGCTGCCTCGCTCAATCGAGACTGCCGAAACAACCACGTTCGGTGTGACCGGTGGAGCAAAGACCTACATCACGGGCCTCAACGACGCAACGCTTTCGGTGTCAGGTCGATTCGACGCCACCGTTGATGCTCATCTCGCTGGAATCCTCGGTCAAGATGCCACCGTCTCGTTTGAGTACGGACCCGCCGGTTCAACAGCCGGATACGTCAAGTTCACCGGCGAAGCGATCATGACTAAGTATGATCTTTCATCACCGGTTGGTGACGTCGTTTCGTTCTCCGCTGACTTTCAGGTCACCGGTCAGATCACACGCGGAACCTACTAACAAATCCACAAAGAAGGAGTGACCAACGTGTCCATTCGTGAACAGATCATCAACGCCGACGACATTGACCATGAGATCATTGACATCCCCGTGTGGGGTGTGAAGATCGAAGTGCGTTCAATGACCGGTCGAGCCCGCACCCGTCTTATCAAGACAGCAACCGATAATGACGGACAGTTGGATATGGAAACTTTGTATCCCGACATGGTCATCCTGTGCGCTTTCGATCCTGAAACCGGCGAGCAAATCTTTACGCAAGATGATCGCGATCTACTTCTTTCAAAGTCGGCTGGTCCGTTAGAACAGGTGGCTCTAGCCGCTATGCGGATTTCCGGCATGACTCCTGATGCCTTAGACGCTGCGGGAAAAGACTTGCCCTCGACGGAGGACGACGACTCATCTTTGAGTTAGCGGAAAAGTTGGGTCGAACTGTTGAAGAACTGCTTGACGGTTCTCCGGCACACAAACCCATATCTTCTGCTGAACTAACTGAATGGGCAGCGTTGTGGCATCTCCGCAATGAAGAACAAAAGAGCAACAGGAGGTGATAACCGATGGCAGTTTCATTTGATCTCGTCGCAAAACTACGAGCCGATACTCAAGACTTCATAACTGGACTCAAGAGTGGTGAAGGAGCGACTAAATCCTTCAACGAACAGATGATGAGTATGTCGAAACTCGTCGCTGTCGGTGCTGTTGCTGCGTTTGCTGTGGGTGGAGCCGCTCTTTACAAGTTAGGCGAAACTTTCGACTCGGCGTTTGATGACATTCGAGTTAGCACCGGCGCTACCGGTCCGGCGCTTGAAGCGTTACAAGAGGACATGAAGGCGGTAGCCGGTGCTGTGCCAGCCTCATTCGGTGATGCCGGCACAGCGATCGCCGAGTTCAATAAGAAACTTGGGCTAACCGGCGCTCCTCTGCAAACGCTTTCTGCTCAAGTTCTTGAACTGTCGAGGATTACTGACACCGATTTGAAGGGTAACCTCGCTGCCGTTTCACAGGTAATGCAGAACTTCGGTGTTGATTCCGCACAGCAGTCATCGAAACTTGACCTTCTGTTCCGTGCTTCACAGGCATCAGGGCTTTCGGTGCAGGAACTTGCGACATCCATGTCAGGCGCTGGTGTTGTATTGCGAGAACTTGGTTTCGACTTTGATCAAACGGTCGGCTTCCTTGCTTCGTTGAAGAAGGCAGGCGTTGATGCGTCTGATGTTATGCCGGCGCTTTCCAAAACTTTGGCTAGCGCAGCCAAAAACGGTAAAGACGCTAATACTGTTTTCAATGAAACTTTCAATGCAATAAAGAACGCACCCGATGGGGTAACCGCGTCGAGCGCTGCTATGGAAGTCTTTGGAGCAAAGGCCGGCCCTAAGTTCGCTGCGCTTATCCGAGAAGGCAAAATCTCTTTTGAAGAAATGACGGCTTCGCTGGCTAACGGCGGCGATACCATCATGGGAGCGAGTGCTGACACGCAAGATTTCGCCGAGAAACTCACCATGCTGAAGAACCGTGTGTTCCTTGCGCTCGAACCTATCGCTACAAAAGTGTTCAACAAGATCGGGGAGGTAATGGATCAACTCGGTCCGAAGGTTGAGCAACTCACCGCATGGATGACCGAACATGGTGACGTCATGAAGATCGTTGCCGTCGTTCTCGGTGGAGCGCTAGTAATTGCATTAGCCGCATACACCGCCGGGATGATTGCTGCTGCCGCCGCAACTGTTGCGGCAGGCGCACCCTTTATCGCCATTGGTGTAGCAATCGCAGCGCTCGTTGCTGCGGCGATTTACCTATGGAATAACTGGGATCAGGTTTGGAACTGGGTAATGGAGCACAAGGCCTACGCAGCGATCATCCTCATGCTCGGCAGCGTAATCATTGTACCTATCGTTGCTTTAGTTGCCATCATCAAATGGTTGCAGGCCAACTGGGAAAACGTGTGGGCAAAGATTCAAACGGTAACCAATTTCGCTTGGGGCATCATCAAGCCGATTTGGGATGCGATTTACAGTTACATAGTTGACTATCTGATTCCCTACATGCAGTTCTTGTGGGGCGTGTTTCAGAATGTGTGGAATCTGATCAGTCAAAAGATCAGTGAAGTTTGGAATAACGTAATCAAACCTATTTGGGAGACGATCTACGGCTACATCGTCGACTACTTGATACCTTACTATCAACTACTTTGGCGAGTGGTTAGTAGTGTGTTCACTTGGATTGCCGACAAGATTTCTGAAACATGGGATAAGATCAAACCGATTTGGGATGCCATCTATGGCTACATCGTTGATTATCTCATTCCGTGGTTCAAGTTCTTGTGGGATGTTGTTTCTGAAGTTTGGAATCAAGTCACTTCAAAGATCAGTACAGCATGGAACTTTATCTCTAGCGTGTTCGAGAGCATAAAGGGCGGCATCAGCACCCTTATCGGAGTATTCAATACCATCAAAGATGGCGTCACCTCAGCGTTTTCGGGAGTGTTTGACCTCATTGTAAATCCGATCAAAGACGCTTTGAACTTTATTATTGACGGATGGAACGGCCTTGAGTTTGAGGTTCCCGGTTTCAAAATCGGACCTATCGGCTATGACGGATTTACACTTGGGCTTCCTGACATCCCTCGTTTCGCAAAAGGTGGAATGGTTAGCGATGGTCTTTTCAGCGTTGGTGAAGAAGGCCCCGAACTCGGAATGAAACAAGGGTCGTCACTCAGAATCTTTTCAAACGCTGCAAGCAATAGAATGATGTCAATCCCCAATAGCGAGCAGTCCGGCGGTGACGTTTATGTGACCGTCAATGGCTCGAACGTTTCGCCGCAAGACGTTGGTCGAGAAGTCCTTTGGGCGTTGAAGGTTGCCGGATGAGCGACTGGCAGGCTACTTACAACGGGCTGACTATCGGGGCCGGCACGAACTACGGAATCTCATCTATTAGTGGATTGGGTGGTATCCCTGAAATCCGTTCCGGCGACCAAGATCGCACACGCGTTCACGGACAGTTCGCCGGCATCGACTTGTTTGCCGGGCGAGACATTGACCTTGAGGTTACGATCCCGTCGAAGCATCCATCTAACTCGGTTTGGCAGGCGTTTAGTGCAGCGTTTGTTGGCGGTCAAGCAACTGAACTTCCGCTTGTCCTGCAAATACCGGGTGTTGCTGGTGGAGCGGAGATTCAGGTCAATGCCCGTGTGCGCAAACTTTCGTTGCCGTTAGACATGGAGTACTACACCGGCACCGGTCGAGCGCTTGTTCAGTTTCACGCGACTGACCCACGTTTGTATGAGTCAAACCTGCAAACGATTAGCGCGACACAGGCGACTTCCGCAGGTGGATTGACGTTCAACGCTACGTTCAACCTGTCATTCGGTGGCGCAATCTCCGGTGGTCAAGCAACCGCTACTAACGCCGGCGAGTTCTCAACCCCTTGGGAGGCCACTATTGCCGGCCCCGTGGTTGATCCTCGCATTATCAATAACACTACGGGACAGGTTCTTTCGTTTACCGGCTCGGTCGGTGCTACGGAGTCACTGGTGGTGTCAAGTTTCGATCGCACTGTGCTTCTCAATGGCACGGCGTCGAGGTATCGGTGGCTAAATACCGGGTCGCAATGGTGGGACTTGCCGCCGGGGAATACAGTTTTTCAATACGCTGCCTCGTCGGGCGCAGGTTCGTTGACGGTTACATACCGTTCCGCTTGGATCTAAGGAGAATCACTTATGGCTATTCGTACTACACCGATCTTCGTGCAGGCTGGTTCGCATCCTGCGGAAGAAACTCGTCTCATGCTTGGTGGAATGCTTGGTATGCCGCCGACGACGTTCGCTGGTGGTGTTGCTGCGTCTAATCCGGCGCACGGGGTTGTCTCGGCGAATGATTTCGTTGTCACACAGAATGGTACGCCGAACATGACAGTTCTCGTCGGTGTCGGTGGAGCGTTTATTCGTGGAACAGAAAACCTCAACCAAGGTGCGTATCACGTTTGGAATGACGCATCGCAATCGGTCACGATCTCTACTGCTCACCCAACCCTCTCTCGACGCGACCTAATCGTCGTATCCGTCACCGATCAGAGTTACAGCGGCGGGACTAGCGTCGCTTCTATCTCCGTAGTTACTGGCACCGCCGGCAGCGGAACCGATCCCACCCCACCAAATAACGCTCTTGTGCTCGCGCGTGTCACGGTGGCTGCGCTCGACACGGCAATCAATACCGCCGACATTACGGACCTACGACCACGCGCAAACCAAACCGGCAAACTCCCTGTGTTCACGACCGCTGCTTTGGCGGCTACTGCTATTCCCACTTCTATTGACGGTCAGGGTTATTACTTCAACTCAGGAACCACGACTGAAGGTCCGTTGTATTACAACGGAACCGCATACCGGCAACCATGGAATATGCCATGGGGCTACGTTGGGCAATCCGTCACCGGCGCCAACACAAATAGCACCGCAGGAGTTTGGGCAAACGCTACGACTCTCGCTTTCACGGTTCCCGCTAACCGCCGCATTCGAGTTGAAGGCGCCTGCACAATTTTCAACAATGGAGGTTCGGCAAGCGATTTCGCGGTAGGAGTTGGGCCGACCCTCGGCGCACCTCTCAACAATAACCAAGTTTATTTGCCCATCGGTTATCGCGCCGGGCTTTACGCTTCTCACACTTTCACAAGCACCGCGTCAGCGGTAACCGAACGCCTGCAATTTCAAGGCGTGCTGTCGGCTCCGCTTGTTCTAATTGGCGCAACGCTTATCGTCACCGACATCGGCCCCGCAGGCGCGCCTGCGTAACCGTGGCCGAATACCGTTGCGTCTCACGCGACCTATTGACGGGAACTCTTGTCGCAGAGATTCCCCTTTCAGGATTGACGTACTCTCACCGTCTCAATAATGTCGGTGAACTGTCTGCGTCCTTATTTCTTCCGACTCCATCGGATGCCGCTGGTCGCACTCTCGGTGCTATCTACAATGATGCGGTCGATGAAGCGCGTCGGCAGATCGTCATCGAGCGCGATGGGGTCGTAGTTTGGTGCGGCATAATTTGGGCTGCTCCATACGATGACGGATCGCAAAGTCGTTCCGTTCGAGCCGCTTCCGATTGGTCGTACTTCCGTAGGCGATTCATTGACTACTCGGCTACCTACACCGGCACTGATCAACTCGCTATCGCTCAGGCGCTAATCAACGCCGCTGAAGGCCCCGCAGGGCTCGCCGGCGATATCGGCATAACGGTTGGTTCTGAAGTTTCCGGTATTACGCGCGATCGTACTTACACCGCATCGGAGTTGAAGCCCGTAGCGGAAGCCGTCGAGGAACTCGCTGCGGTTGATAACGGATTTGATTTCGGTATTGATTGCGCCTACACGTCGGCTGGTGTGTTGCAGAAAGTATTGAATCTTTCGTATCCGAGACGTGGACGCAACTACCTCAACACCGGTCATGTGTTTGAGTTAGGTCGCAACGTAATCTCATTTAGTTGGCCATCAGACGGCACACGAATGGCGAACAAAGTGTTCGCTACCGGTCAGGGTGAAGGAAACGAAACGGCAACGATTGAAGAAACCGGTGGCGGTGCTACCTCGACGAGAGGTGCCGCCGGTCGAACCATCGGACTCGCTATTGATGCGAACTCTATTCGACCGCTTTCCGCTGGCGGTCCCGGCTATCCGTTATTAGAGAAGCAAATCCAACTCTCAGACGTAACGGTGCAGGACACAGCGAATCGTTACGCTAGAGCCGAACTTGCATTTTGTACCGCACCGATTGTTCTGCCGGAGATAACTGTTCGAGGCGACCGTGACCCTGAAATCGGCACTTACATTGCCGGCGATGCGTGCAGACTTATCATTCCCGCTGGCATGACTCCACGTTTCCCGAATGGACTAGATACCTATTATCGAATCATCGCTTATGAAGTTTCCGTTGATGACAATGGTACGGAAGAAGTCAAACTGACGTTAGGAGAAGAACCTCGTGCCTAACTTCCCGAAACCCGAAGACCTTTCCACCTACCTTTCTGATCTTGAACGGCGCATTCGGCTCGTCGAGTCAACGCCACGCTATTCGTATGCGACTGCGTACTCGTTTGTTCCGAATACCGATTCGGTGAACGGCGGCTCTACTGCGTTTCCGCTCGATGCAACGGGTGGCGGTGGGCCGGCGCAGGGTCCGCAATGCGATGTGATTATCGGCCAGTCCGGATTAGCGCTCGTTACTTCCGGTGCGTATGTGTTTCTAAACTCCGGTGGACCGACTGCCGGCTACGGGGTTGTCACCGGAACGACTGGTGTTGGCAACTACAACTCGTTTGGCTTTGTTGATCTCAATACGAGTTTCGTTCGAGCCGCTTCTGTCGTAGGTACACGTCTCTACACGGGATTGACTCCCGGTAACGCTACTTTCGTGTTGCAATACTTCTCCACCGGCGGTTCAGTCTCATTTACTAATCGGTTTTTGATAGTTCAGCCGCTCTAGCAATGACAACCGCATTGCAACTTCTTACACTAGGCAAGTGCTCGCTGCTCTAGACCTCATTCCCGACGCTTGGCAGACGGGACCGCTAAACGAAATCATTATGATCGGTGCTGTCGTCGCAGCGCTTGGGGCGATCTTCCGTCTCGTCGTCGTGCCGGTGTTCGGGTCGGCTCGACGGCTCGTAACAGCGATAGAAACTATTACGGATCGCTTAGCGTCAATCCCCGATCATGATGACCGGCTCGACGCTATCGAACAGCAGGTCGCCGAGGTTATTGAAGCGCTTCGGCCTACGAATGGGGATCGCAGGTCAATCTCGGATCGTCTTGATACGGTGAAGGCACAAACCGCACAGAACTCTACACAGATTGCGGAACTGCAATCGCGTGTAGATTTCGCATTAGGAGGTAGAGGCGAATGACTCTTTCAGATTATGGGCGTTCGATTATTCGAACTGTTGTTCCGTTAGTCGTTGGTTCGATCGTTGGTTGGTTTGCGACGCGTGGAGTTGAGATCGACGCCTCAACGATTATCCCCCTCGTTGATGCTGCTATCGCCGGCTTGTATTACGCCGCTATTCGTGCGGCGGAGCAGCGGTGGCCTAACGCCGGCTTGATGCTCGGTGCCCGTGGAGCGCCGTCGTATGTAGCCCCTCCAGTAGCCCTAGAAGCGCCTTCGAGCCCGGACGGGGTGTAGGGCGGCGTAGCCGGATTCTGCGGGCCTGTAGGGGCCTCAGGGGACCATTGGAGACGGCTAGGGCTAGCGGCTAAGGTTGGGACTACCGGGGACACTCCCCGGATCGCAGCCAAGGAGGCTAGCCATGTCCACCACCACGAAGTACGTCACCGCCGGACGATGGAATGTTGCATACGGCACCGGACGACACATCGACGGAGTTGAACTCCACGTCGGCTACTACGAACCCGACGAGCCGAACCGCTTCGGTGGTCGAGGTCAATACCATCGCCACGACTGCTATGGCATGACCTTCGCCACCCGTGAAGATGCGCAGCAGTATGCAATCGCTCAAGGTTTCCTCAAGCCGTATGTTTATCGATCGCTCGACGACCTTGTTGCGGAATGGCAAGAGCGTGAGGCACAGCGATGAAGACCGCACGCTTCGACGCTCATAGCCCCACCAACTTCAACCCCGAAGACTATGAGTTCCTCGTAGCCTTCGACAACGGTGGCACCGAAGAATCGAACCTCGGCTACATGGCAGACAACGGCATCGATCAAGACGTCGACGCCCTACTCGCCGAACTTGAAACTGCCGGTCAAGAAGGTCGAGTCGCTTATGGCGATGCAGCCCGTTGCGATCATTGCGGCGCTCGTATCCGCTACGTCGGCCTATTCCGCCACCTCCCTACCGGAGACGTAATCGCAGTCGGTCAAACATGCGCCGAAGGTCGAATGACCTACGACAAATCTACGTTCGACCGGCTCCGCAAACAAGCGCAACTAGACCGAGCCGCACAGCGAATCCTTATCGCATGGAACGCGTTCAAAGCGGAACGGCCTGAAGTTGAATGGGACGTGCTCGACGAATCCGACAACGACTTCATCGCAGACGTTCTGCGTCGGGGCCGGCGCAACGGCGAGATCTCCGAACGGCAGTTAGAAGCGATCATAGAAGCGCATAAGCGTGACCTTATCTACGCCGCCGAGCGAGCCGAACGTGAAGCGAATGCGTTGCCGCCGACTCCGGTGCCTACCGGCAATTCTATGACGATCATCGGAAGCATTCTTGGCTGCAAGTACGTCGAAAACGACTATGGTGGCTCGTACAAGATGCTCGTCGAGGTAGAACACGACGGCGGTATCTACAAGATATGGGGAACCGTACCTAGAGCGATCGAGCCCGACTGCGGCGCTCGGGTGCAGTTCGTCGCCAACGTAGAACGGTCGCAAGATGATCCGTCGTTCGGGTTCTTCAAACGACCACGCAAAGCAACGATGCTCAATACAGAAGGGGATGCAGCATGAACGATCACTTTTGGATCGCCTACGACACCGAAGTCGTCTGCAAGCGGTGCGCGTGTAGGGCTTCCGATAGGGCTGCTGCAATGCCCTGTAATGCACTGTCACACACCTTCGCTACTGTCCCTAGTAGTCGTCGAGCGCAGCAAATCAACCACCACCGGAAGGAAAACCACCATGACCAAATCAATCGATGAAACCTTTGTAGGACCGGACCCTGAAGGTTGGAGCGAAGACGAGATCGGCGCTCCGGATTACGAGCCGGATTCCGAAGTTGCAATACCAGCACGCTGGCGCATTACAGATGACAGCGCAGCAGCATGGGCGATGCGGAAACTCCGTGCCATCGAACGTCGCCGGCAATCAAATGCAACGATCGCCGAAGAAGAAACGAAACGCATCGAAGACTGGCTCGCCGGCGTAGACGCTCCCCTTCATAGAGAAGCGCAATACTTTGAAGCGATTCTTAGCCACTACGCTCTAGATTGTCGGCTCGACCCAGCGGACGGACGCAAAACCATTTCGTTGCCGGCAGGCAAAGTTTCGACTAGGGCCGGATCGGATCGTTGGACTGTTGATAACGAAACCTTTCTGACTTGGGCGAGGATCAATGCGCCGACCGTTATTCGAGTCCGTGAAGAAGCGGCGTTGTCCGAAGTGAAGGTGACCTTCATTCCTACCGACGACGGGCGTGCCGTTACCGACGAAGGCGAAGTCGTTCCCGGCGTTCAAGTAATGCAAACCGGAGCGAGCGCAACTGTCTCTCCCGACCTTTCTTGATCTACAACAACCACCACAAACGAAGGAGCAACATCATGGCATTTGACCTTACCGACTACGTCACAGTTCCCGAACGCGTCGAGCGGTTCTACAAGAACCACCCGGAAGGGC